GAGCCATTCCTGCGTGATGTTCAGGGTCGCCGTGGTATATACGATTTCCGTGTTGTATGCGATGAATCAAATAACACTGGTGAAATTATTGACACTAATCAATTTATAGCAGATATCTTCATCAAGCCAGCTCGTTCTATCAACTTTATTACTCTAAACTTTATTGCTGCTAGAACAAGTGTGAACTTTGAAGAGATTGGTGCTTAATCCTAAATAAAAAGAAACAGGAGAAAAATTAAATGGCAAATATTGACGCATTTAAAGCCAATCTAATCGGTGGTGGCGCTCGCGCAAATCAGTTCTTTGTTCAATTAGCATTCCCGAGCTATGTTGCTGGTGGAGCGCTGTTAGCAGCAAAAGGACAGTTTATTTGTAAAGGCGCACAGCTTCCCTCATCAACAATTGATAATACACCTACGTTTTTCCGTGGGCGACAAGTTAATATGGCTGGTGAAAGAACTTTCGCACCATGGACAGTTACTATTATTAACGACAACGATTTTGCATTAAGAAATGCATTTGAATCTTGGTCTAATGGTATGAATGATGTTGCAAATAACACTGGACGAATTCGTCCTGCTGAATATCAAGCTGATTTAGATGTTTATCAACTTGATCGTAATGGTAATCCAATTAAACATTATAAATTTGTTAATGCATTTCCAACAGAAATTTCAGCGATTGAATTAAATTTTGATACAAACAATCAGATTGAAGAATTTACTGTAACATTCCAGTACAATTACTGGACATCTGAGACAAGCACTCAGGGTAGATTAATCAGCGGTGGTGTGAATATTAACATAGGTGGTATCAATATTCCTACATCAATCTGATGTAAACTTGTGAGGTTATTTTATGCAATTTTTTGGTTTTGAAATAAAACGTAAAAAGGACTCATTACCAATTGAATCGGTGGTATCACCAACAATTGATGATGGGTCCACACTCGTATCTACAGCAGCAGGTTATTATGCGCAAACCATTAATATGGATGCGGTTATTAATAACGAGAACGATCTTCTAAGAAAATACAGAGAAATCTCTGGGTTTCCAGAAGTTGATGCTGCTATCGAAGATATTCTTAATGAGGCAATTATTGTTGAAGACAATGAGCCTCCCGTATCATTAGACCTTAAGGATCTAAAGGTATCTGAAAATATTAAGAAAAAACTTACTGAGGAATTTGAAACTGTATTAGATCTCTTAGGTTTTGGTGAGAGAGGTCATGATATTTTCCGTCTTTGGTATGTTGATGGACGCATCCATTACCAAGTATTGATTGACGAAAAAGATGTAAAGTCAGGAATTAAAGAACTGAGATACATCGATTCAATGAAAATTCGTAAAATAAAAGAAGTAAAAAAAGAACGAGATAAAAAAACAGGATTAGAAACTGTAAAAGAAGTGCAAGAGTACTATGTTTACAACGAGAAAGGTATTTCCTCTGCTAATTCTCAAGGTGTTAAGTTAAGTAAAGACAGTGTTGTATACTGTAACTCTGGTTTAATCGATCAGGCTCTTAACATGGTTCTTAGCCATTTACACAAAGCAATTAAACCAGCCAATCAATTAAAGATGATTGAAGATTCGCTGGTTATCTATCGTGTTTCTCGTGCGCCAGAGCGTCGTATATTCTATATCGATGTTGGTAATTTACCCAAAATTAAAGCAGAACAGTATGTTCGTGATATTATGAACAAGTATCGTAATAAACTTGTTTATGATGCAAATACTGGAGAAATTAAAGACGATCGTAAGCATATGTCTATGCTTGAAGATTTCTGGATGCCACGTCGTGAGGGTGGTAAAGGAACAGAAATTACAACTTTACAGGGTGGACAAAATCTTGGCGAGTTGGCTGATGTAAAATATTTTAAAGACAAATTATATGAGTCTTTAAATGTTCCAAAAAGCAGAATGCAACAAGATCAAACAGCTTTTAATCTTGGTCGCTCAGCAGAAATTTCAAGAGATGAAGTTAAGTTTGCAAAATTTATCAACAGATTGCGTGTGCGTTTTTCGCTACTATTCTCTGAAATCTTAAGGACCCAACTTATACTCAAGGGAATCATTAGAGAAGATGAGTGGGATGAATTTGATAAAAAAATTAAATACCATTTCAAAATTGACAATCATTACGCTGAACTAAAAGAGAACGATATATTTACTGGAAGATTGGCAATGCTTCAACAAGTTGACCCATTCGTTGGAAAATATTATTCTAAACAATACGTTCAGGATAATATTCTTAAACTTGCAGAAGAAGATATGCAAAGAATTGAGAAAGAGATTGAGCAAGAAAAAGGGCAACAATACGTTGACGCTGATCATTTGGGAACAATTGCTGGTGTAACACAAACTGCTCAACAAACTTATCTTGCTGCAAATGCTCCGCCTGAAACTCAAGAAGCACCAACATCAAATACACAATAAGGAATAATTATGGCAAACGAACAAATTATTGATTTAATCGACAATATTGTAAACGACAATGCAGTTGAATCAGAAAAAGCATTTAACTCTATTATGGCAGATAAAATAGCCGATAGATTACAAGATTATAGAAAAGAAGTAGCATCAACATTCTTTAACACGGCTGAGCAACAGGAAACAGAGGCAGAAACTCAAGAAAATGCAGCTGGCTAATTTTTTATCTAAGATCCACACTGTCAAAGGCAATTACGGAAAAGTTGTCAGTGTCGCATCGTATTATGATAAAGAGATTATCATAAATGATAAAGAAGAGTATTTTGTTGATGGTATAAAATTAGAGCAGAAGTTTGAAAACTTAGAGGAAGTCAAATCATACATTGATATACAAGAAGAAGCATTTAAAACCAAAGTAGAATTATACGAAAATATATCTGATACCAAAGTTGCTTCGATTATTAGAAAACATACAGAAATAAAGATAACAAATCATCTCATTGAACATTATATACATACAGCTTCCTCTAAGTGTTTTACAGTTGATCCAATTATCTTAGAGATGAGAATGACCAATAAACTGGACTCTGAGATTAGTGGTAAAATAGTTTTTAGATTAGATGACGGTAAACAGGTCGCATTATCAGAGCAAACTCTTGAGAAAATTGCGAATTTACTAAATAATATGGAAATAAAAGATCAAACGATTGACTTTATGAGAAAAAGTCAAGAAAATTTTCTCTCAGTTATAAGAATAGTATAGGAAAACTAACATGGCAGCAACAAAAACCGTAGTTAGAAATAACATCAATAAATGCTTAATCCGCATTGTTGGCACAACAGCTGCAGATACCTCAACAGTTGATTTAGATGTCGACTGTCTTGGATCTTTTGAAGCATTAACTGTTGGTGGAACAGTAGCTGTAAATATCGCAAAAGTAAAAGCGAGCACTGGTAATAGTATTACTCTTGTTCGTAATGGCGTTACAGTCGCATCATTATATGGCTCAGATATTTTAGATGAAGCTGATTGGGTAATTACTGATCAAAATACACATGACATCGTTGTTACATTTGTCGGTGGCGGAGGAATGGTGTTGCTTGAACTAACAAAAGTTAGTGGATTCTCGCCTGAGTTTGAGCCAGGATCTTTTGGTGGTGGTGATAACATTAACGCAGTGGGGTCATAAGCCATGAGACTAATTAGAGAACAAGTAACAGAAACAAAATTTATTGTTGAAGAAAAGCTCGGTAAAGGAAAACAGTATTTTATCGAAGGTATATTTCTTCAATCAGAACTAAAAAATCGTAATGGACGCATGTATCCAGAATCAATTATGGATAGAGAAGCGTCTCGTTACATAACAGAATATGTAGAAAATAATCGTGCTTACGGAGAACTAGGTCATCCAGATACACCGACAATTAATCTTGATCGTGTATCCCATTTGATTGTAGATTTACGTAAAGAAGGTACAAACTACATTGGTAAGGCAAAGATTTTAGAAACCCCAATGGGTGCTATTGCTCGTGGTCTTTTAGAGGGTGGCGCAAGTCTTGGTGTTTCTAGTAGAGCACTTGGTTCTTTAAAAGAGGACAAAGATGGTGTTCAAATCGTTCAAGACGACTTTATGCTGTCAACTGCAGCTGATATCGTAGCCGACCCATCGGCTCCAGATGCTTTCGTTCGTGGCATTATGGAAGGAAAAGAGTGGGTTTATGTTGATGGAAAATTTGTGGAGAGACATATTGAAGAGACAAAGAGGGCAATCCAAAAGGTTTCCTCTCGTAACTTAAACGAGCAAATGCTCAAAGAATTTAAAAAATTCTTGATGAAATTGTAATTTTTATAAATAAATTTATCGAAAATAAATCGGACATAACCTATTCAAACAGGAGATAAACATGTCAGTTGAAAAGAAAATAGCTGAGTTGCTTGCGGAGTCTGAAAAACTACGTCAGCAAGAAGAACAAATTGAGGATATCGTTGAGGAAATTAACGAAGAATCAGAAGAGCAACTCGATGAGGGTGCTGCCGAAACAATCAAAATGAAAGGCAGTGCTGGTAGCGAGGGCGACAATCCAGACAATAAGAAAAACCAAGGAACAGAAAAGCCAGCTGTTACAACAAGCAAGGCGAAAGATCCAGCACCAGGAGCAGCAATGAAAGAAGAAATTACAGTCGATGTTACTGATGATGTAGCTGCATTGGTAGAAGGCGAAGAGTTGTCAGAAGAATTTAAGACAAAAGCTGCAACAATTTTTGAAGCAGCAGTTGTTACAAGAGTCAAGGCTGAATTAGCCAAGATTCAAGAGCAGTATGACGCACAACTCGTAGAAGAGTTTGAGCAGATTAAAGAGGGTCTAGTTG